TCTAGGGCTGGATCGTTTTTTGATTTCTTTACAGAAGAAGGTGATGATGATGAAGGCATATTTGTCACAATATCAGCTAGAAATTTGACAGAAATAGTAGACATTAATCCAGATAGAGGTCTACAAATATTTACATCTGGCGCAGAGTTTTTATTAACAGGCAATACACCAGGCACAGTATCTATACAAGCTCAAACACAACATGGTTCAAAGTTTTTAGAAGCAAAATCTTTAGATGGTGCTACATTATTTATTGATAAAAATGGGAAGACGCTTAGACAGTATTTATATAACTATAACGAAGACGCATACAATTCAGTTGACATATCAGTTTTATCTTCTCATTTAATTGATAATCCAGCAGATGTAGGGGTGTTAAGTGGCTCTACAACTGAAGATGCAAATTATGTTGTGATAATAAACCAAGATGGTACGGCTGCAATCTTAAATACATTAAGATCACAAGACATAAATGGATTTACAAAATGGACAAATGGCAACACAAATACTGCTTATCCTTTAAAACTTGTTTCAGTATCTACTGTTAATAACAGTTTATTTTTTGTAAATGAAAGAACTACTAATACTACAACAACTTACACAATAGAAATGTGGAATCAAGATCATTTACTTGATGCATCCGTAAAACAAACCGATAAGAATGGCATTAGCAGCAACAAATGTTTTTTACCATCTGCTTCTACAACTAGTCATTTAGATGGATTAACTGTAAATGTTGTTGCAAGAGGTAAAGTATTATCTAATCGTGTTGTCCAGACAAGTGAAGAAGGTTCTTTTATAACATTATCTAATGCAGAAGAAACATTTATATTGGCACAGCCATCAGTAGCAAATGTCGAAATAGGGTTCAATTTTCAGCCTACAGTTAAATCTATGCCATTAAATACTACAGCAGGTAATATTGCAGGACAAAATCAAATGAGAGACAAAAAGATAACACGTATGAATTTGCGAGTTTTATCGTCTGCTGGCGTTGTAATAGATGGCAATACTGTGCCTACCCTTGAGCTAGGAACGTCCTTTAACAGCGATCTAGTGCCATTTACAGGGGTTATACAAGACAACAATGGCGGCAATGGTTGGAATATAGAAGTGGTTCCAGAAATAACTGTACCTACTCCTATGCCATTTCACTTACAAGCGATTGAATATGAAGTACAATCTTCATAATTATAAAAAAGAGGTTTAACAATGTTTAATATAATTGCAGCAGCTTTAAATATTGCAGGTGTAGGATTAAAAGCATTTGCTACTGTAGAAGCTGGTAAGGCAGCAGAAGAAGCCGCAGAACGCAGAGCAGAAGAAGAAAGAATTGCTGCACAAAACGAAGAACTTAAAAGAAGAGAAGAACTTAACAGAGTTTTATCATCTAATATTTTATCTCAAGCTACATCTGGTATAGCAGCAGAAGGCACGCCAGCAAGTATTACATTAGAACAAGCAAAAACTATCGGTGAAAGCGAGTCTATGATTGGATTAACAAATAGATTACGACAAAAAAATACAATTCAATCAGGAAGAGAAGCGAGAAAATCAGCAAATTTGCAAGCAGCATCTACTTTATTAAGATCGGCAGATGATGTGAAAACAAGTTTTGAAGAAATTAAAAAAGAATTAGGTTGATATGGCTATACAAAGAATAGAAAGATACGGTAAGTTTCAGCCCTCACCTATAGATGAGTCCAGGGTTCGTAGGATGGAGCAACTTGCAGGTATTGCAGGTAATATTGCTCAAACTGCTAGAGCATTTGGTGAAGCAAGAGCAAGAGAAGAAGCACCAGAAAAAGCACAAGCCGCAGTTGAGAAAGCTATTCAAACAGACCCAGAAACAGGTGAAGTTACTTTTGGAAAGCTAGAAAAAGCAAAAGGTTTTGGTGCAAGTGCAACAAATCAGATAGCTTTGACTATATATGATAGTTCAAAAGAAATATATTTAGATCAACAACTTGATAAATTTGAAGAAGAACATCCTAATGATTTGCAGTCATTTACAGAAAAATCACAAGCACTTTATAACGAACTTATTCAAAATGCTTCACCAGAGTCACAAGCAAGATTAGCAAAAGAATACTCTGCAAGGTTTAGAACATCAGCTAAAAGTATACAAAAGACTGTTGACCTTGAAGTTAAGGAAGCAGGAAAAGCCTCATATGTACTTTTACTTGATCAATACACTAAAGGAATGACAAAAGCATATCAAGAAAATGATGTTGAAGCTGAAAAAACGCTAAGTGAAAATTTTGCAGCAACGATGAAAGAATATGTAAAAAATCGCATTGTTACATTAGATCAGGTTACAAAAGATGGATTAAAAATATCAAATCAAAAAAATATTATTTCTTTCAAAGCAAGAATTAATAATATTGTTGATGATGACGATTTAGATATTGATGAGAGAACTCAAGTATTTAATGAAGTTGAAGATAATATATCAGAAATAATTAAAGATTTTTCTCCACAAGATCAAGAAACAGCAAGAAATTATTTAAAAACTCAAAAAAGCAGCGCATTTTCAAGAGACAAAAGGCTTTTGCAAGAAGCAAATATAGCTAGTTTAAAAACTCAGTTAGAAAATTTTAATAATTTACGAATCGCAATTACTTCAGATGAACTTGCAGGTAATTTTGCTGAAAAGACAAAAATAGTAAGAGAAGCAAGATTAATGCAAAAGATTGATGATACACAAGAATCTGCTTTAATTAATTTTATTAACTCAGATAAAGCTCTTAACGCAACAAATAATGATAAATTTATAAACAATACAATAATAAAAGTATATGACCTTTTAGAATTACCAGAGGATGAATTATTTTTAACTGGAATTAAAAATATAGAAAACGATTTATTATTTGCAGCAGCAAACGGTCAGATTGAACAAAACGAGTACAGAAGAGTAACTAATCAAATAGCTAATTTAACAAACAAAAGAAAAGCTGAAGCAGGATATGAGCTTGCATATGGTTTTACTATTGCAAATAATTTGATTGATCTTTATTTACCTGACAGTCCTGAACAAAAAGGTACAATAATGAGAGGTTTGTTTTTAGAAGCAGAGCCAGAAGTTGAAAGATTAAGGCAGCTTGAAATTGAAAAAATAAACGCAAACAGAAAAGAACCTATGAGTAAAGCATTGGAAGATGATGTTAAGTTGCCAAATAACATAAAAGAAGAAGTATATAGACAATATATATCGCAGGCTATAGCAGCAATACAACAACAAAGATTTGATCAAGTAAATCAAATTGTTATTGAAAACGCCAAAAAAAATAGTGAATAATGTCTACGCCACAAATAACGCAACCATCTGATTTTGGTAAAATAAATGGGTCAAGATTGAATACTAATCTTGTGCCTAATTTTTCTGTTGATGAAAAAAAGTTAGTTTTTGATGTCTTAAAACAACAAGACGAGCAGCTATACAATATTGCAATACAACGATTTTCTCCAGAACAAATTGCAGAATGGCAAGATAATCCTATTCCATTTAGTGAAGCAAATAGATTTTATGATTATGAGGATATTTTGCCTGGAGGTGGTGTTGTTGCAGGATATAAAGCATTAGAGCTTGCTAATATTGCAAAAAAACGAGCAAGTAAAAAACAACTGTCTGAGTCAGAAGAAGAAAAATTTAACACTTATTTAGATGAATATATAGAAAAAAGTGTTAGAGGATTTAGTTGGGCTGGTGGCATGAGATATTATGGCATGCCGCTTTTGAGTTTTATTCCTGAATTTATGGCTACAGGTGGTATAGGTAAAGTTGCACAAACAGCTACAGTTAAAGGTTTAGAAAAAACTGCTCGAATGTCAGCAGTTAGATCAGTAGAAAGTGAAATTGCTGGAGCAGCAGCTAATGTTGCAGCGCGAAGTGCCGCAATGATTCCTTTAAATGTAAGAACTGCTGGTGAATTAACTTTAAATCAACAAGTAAGATTAACACCAGATGGTAAAGCAATACTAACAGATGCAGAAATTAATCCTATAGCTACAGGTTTAAAAGCGTTTGGATATACTGGCGCAGAAATGTCAAGTGAGCTTGCTGGAGCAAGAATAGGAAAGTACTTACTTGATCCAATTACTAATAGAATCTCATCGACTGCTTATACAGCCGTTAATACATTATCACCAAAATTACTTGTTGGCCTTATAAATAAAACTAAAGAAACACTTAGGCCAAGCGCAACAATGTCTGAGATTTTAACAAGGGCTGGATGGCATGGTGTTCTAAACGAGCTTGGTGAAGAGCGTCTAGCTGAAACATTAAGGCTGTATGTTGATGCAGGATTTGGCGAAAAAATTACAACAGATCAAGTATGGGATGCACTTGTACCATCAAAAGATCAATTTTTAATTGAAGCTGGATTAATTGCAACATTAGGCAGCGTAAGAACAGGATTTGTTGCTGCTGAAAAATTTATAAATCCAGAGCAAATAAAAACTGCTGAAGAATTATTAACAAATGAACAGGCAGAAGCAATTTTAGAAGCAAATCTAGAAATAGAAACAAACACTGAAACTGTAAGTGATGTAAGCAACAAGTTACTTGATGAGTATGCAGAAATAGCAAATGAACCTTTAGAAAAGAAAAGAGATAAAGTAATTCGTTCTCTTGAAAAAGACGCAGAAGTAATTAGAAAACAAGCAACTACATTTAAAGATTTTATTGCAGAAGGCGGTGCATTAAATACTGAGCAATTAATAAGAGAAGGTTTTGATCCAGAAATATTTAAAAGCAGAAGTTTAGCTACAGCAAAAGGATTCAAAAGAATTTTTGCAAAAAATGGTGAGCAAACATTATCTGATTTAACGGAAAGGTATAATGAAAGATACAATTTATTTAATCCTTTGGTAAGGACAGGATCATCAGAAGATCGCGCATTAGGTGATAGCGACATGCTAGATGTTCTTGGAAGATTATTAAACGATAATGATAATTTTTTGATGGAACCTGATTTAAATGCTCAAATTAATGAGCTTCAATCTGAAGTAGCAGATTTAAATCAGATGGAACCAGATAATTTAGAAGTATATCTTTTTGATGGTTATAAGCAATTTGCTGAAGCAAATGATACATTAGAGCCAGTATTTAATGAAGATGGTGTAATAGTTTTTGCTGATAATTTAGAAGAAGAAATCAGATTAAAAGAGTTAGATGAATTTAATGATTTTGTAAATGAAGCAGATGGTTTAGTCAAATCATCAGAATATGCAAGGCCATTATTTAGTGACTTTGTAACAATCCCAAATACAAAAAATAATGAAATGCCATCGGCAAAATTAGATCATTCTCAATCATCTTTTGGTTCTGAATTCTACAGATTATTTGTAAATAAATTTAATGCAGTAGATAGATTAGTTAAAAAAGCTCTTGAACGAGGGGCAACAATTAAAGATGGCGTCAATCCAAGATTGTTAATTAGCTCTTATGCTGGTATATCAGGAATGAGCCGATACGCTATAGAATATAAAACATTCTATCGCAATGCAGAAGGAAATAAAGTTGATACAGGTAATGGATTAAAACCAATTCTTGATGAATTTGATCATACAGTAATTCCATATGAAAAAGATGTAAATGTACGTAGAAAAGATTTAGGTGATTATTTAATAGCAAGAAGAATATTAAATGATTTGCAGGATGATACAAAAGAAGCAGATGATCAAAGAGTTACAGATGAACAAATACAAAAATCTTTAATTGATATGGCGCAGTTAAATGACAAGTATGGCGATGCTATTGAATTTTTTGATTATACAGCTAATGAAATATATGGATACCAAAAAAGAATATTAAATTTATTAGTGCAATCTGGAAATCTTACTGGAAAGCAATATGAAGATATTATAAAAGCTAATCCAAATTACATTCCTTTTCAACGAGTTTTTGAACAAAATGCAGATCAATTAAGCGGCGCAGTTGGTGGCGATTTATTTTCTAATAAATCAGCAAAATCAATAATTAAAAAATTAAAAGGGTCAGAGCTTGATATTAAAGACCCAATAAATTCTATTATTGCTAATACTGTAAATATTATTGATGTTTCTTACAGAAATACTGTTGCAAATTCTATTGTGGCATTGAAGGATGTAATGCCTGAATATATTAAACCTGTTAAACCTTTAATGCAGAAATTTATTGTTGATGGTAAAGAAGTGTATAGACCATCTCCGTTAGAGCCTAGAGGTACTATTGCAGTATATAAAGATGGTAAAAAGAAATTTTTTGAAGTTGACAAGCCATTGTTGCAAGCCTTAAAAGGAATGAGAGTTGAACAACTTAATTTTATAGAAAAAGCGTTTATAGGTGTTTCATTTTTATTTAGAAGAGCAGCAACAACAACACCCGATTTTGTTGGTAGAAACTTAATTAAAGATAGTTTTACTTCAGCAATTCAATCAGTAAACACTTCTACACCTATAGATACTGTGCGCGGACTAACTGCAATTATTGGCGATAGTCAGTTATATCAAGACTGGAGGGCATCAGGAGCATCATACGGAACTTATATGGATTTAAGTGATTCTGGCCTTGTTGATGCACATAAAGAACTCTATAACAATGATGGATATTTAATGAAAACTCTTAAAAATCCTGTTAAACCATTTTTTGATTTGTCGCAAAAAGCAGAAGAATCAGTAAGGGTAGGAGTTTTTTTAGCAAACAAAAGAGCTGGAATGTCTGATCTTGCAGCAGCAGAACAATCAAGACAAGCTACAGTTGATTTTGGTAGGTCTGGTGTTATTGGTCAAAAAATGAACAGATATATACCATTTTTAAATGCTGGAATACAAGGCACAGATAAATTAATAAGAAGATTTTTAGAGAATCCTAAAGCTATGTTCGCAATTAGTTATGCGACTATTACATTTCCAAGTCTTTTAATTACCAATTATTATTTGTATGAAGCAGATGATGATGAAAGAGAAGAATATTTGAATATTCCTCAATGGATGAAAGATACGCATTGGGTTTTTAAAACAAAAAATGGATGGAAGCGTATTCCTAAACCTTTTGCTCCAGGATATATTTTTGGAACAATACCTGAAAAATTCATGGTGTGGATGTATGAAGGAAACAAACCGCAAGGTAAAAATTTAGCCCTTGAAATAGGTAAAGGAGCATTATCTTCATTAAGTCCTATAAATGATCCTTCAGCGTTGCTTACACCTCTTCCCAAATTAGGTGTAGAGTTAGCTGCAAATTTTGATTTTTTTACAGGAAGACAAATTTATCCAGATTATTTAGACGGTTTAGAGCCAGAACTAAGAAAAACAAGAGCTACATCTGAACTTGCTAAAGAAATAGGTAAAGCATTCAACATATCTCCAATAATGATAGATCAAACGTTAGAGTCTTTAATACCTAATACAGAAAGATATGTAAAAGCAGCTGGAGATAAAATAATAAATGAAGTGAAAAAATTTAATGATATTGAAGTATCAGAAAAAACTAAAAGCGGAATGAATAATCCAGTCATAAGAAGTTTTTTAGTGTCAGACCCAAGCAGCCCAAGTTCACAATATGTATCAAATATGTTTGATATTGCATATGAAGTAAGTAAAAAAGTAAATTCTGCAAAAGAATATAAAGGAAGAAAATTGCGTACATATCGCAAAGATAACGCAATATATTTTGAGTTTGAAAAAACAATAGCAAAATCAGTGAGACGTTACAGAAAACTTAATAAACAAAAAAAAGAAATGTTAGATAGCACAGTATTATCGTCAGAAGAAAAAACAAAAAGAGAAGAACAGTTTAATACAAGATTATTTAAGATATCTAAAGATGTAGTAAATAAGTTTTCAGAGCGTGTAGCTGAAAAAGAAAGGAATAAATAGTACAATTATTGACTTACATAAGGTATAGCAATGACAGTAACAGCAAATACAACTAGAAACGATTATGTAGCTGGTAATAATCAGAATGTATACAACTATACATTTCAATTAAATGATGCTGCTGATGTAAAAGTCTTACTAGGCGGTGTATTGCAGACGCTAAATACTCATTATACAGTGGAAAACGTAGGTGTAGGATCGGGAGGAACTATAACATTTACGTTAAAAGATGCTGATAACAATCCTATTTTCCCAACACAAGGCACTGCCATCAATATATTTATGGCTATGGCATTGGATAGGGACACAGCATTTCAACAGAATGGTTTAATACTAGCTGATGAAATAAACAATGATTACGATAGGCTATGGTTAGCTTGTAATCAACAACAAACTGCAATCAATAGATCATTAAGGCTTCAAGATCAAGATGTTGCGTCAGGAACTTTAGAATTACCTTTAAAAGATGAACGTAAAGGAAAATTACTAGGTTTTGATCCTGTTACTGGTGAACCTATTACTACGCAAGAAGTTAGCACTACTGGATTTGTCCAAAAAACAGGTGATACAATGACAGGATTGCTTAATAATACTGTAGGTTATGCCGTTGGAGGAACTACATTTATTAATTCAGGAAGACAATTATCAAATGTAAGTGGGGCAATATCGCAATTTACAAATGATTCTAATTTTTTAAATAACACCAGTACTATTGATGCTGGAAACTTTTAAGGAAAAATATTATGGCACAAACAATTAAGATAAAAAGAAGTACATCAACTGCTACGCCAACATCTTTAGAAGCTGGTGAATTAGCGTACAGTTTTAAATCAGACACAAAAAAATTATACATTGGCGATGGTAGCAGTGTTTTTGCGATTGGCGGTCAATCATTTACAGATAAATTAGATGGTATTGAAGCTGGTGCAGATGTAACAGATGCAACAAATGTAAACGCTGCTGGCGCAGTAATGAACACCGATACAACTACTGCTTCAATGAGTTTTGTTATTGATGAAGATAATATGTCATCTAATACTGCTACAAAAGTACCAACACAACAATCAGTAAAAGCGTATGTAGATACTGAAATAGGTAATCTAAGCACAGGTGTTACAAGCGTATCAGGCACAGCACCTATAGTAAGTAGTGGAGGTGCTTCACCAGCTATTTCAATAAGTCTTGATAATGTAACTGTTGAAAAAAATACTTCAAACAATAAACTTCAAGCAAAAACTGGAACAGTAGTAGACAATGGAACAGCACTAGCTACAGGTGATCAGATACATTCATTTGTAACAGGTCAAGGTTATGTGACTACTTCAGGTGTAACTAGCATATCTAGTACTACAACAAATCAACTTACAGTTACAAACGGTTCTAGCGCTTCACCATCACTAGCTATAGAAACTGCCACAGTAGCAGATAATGAAACTGCGTTAGCTACAGGAGATCAAATTCATGCTTTTGTTACTGGTCAGAACTATATAACTCTTTCTACATTATCAAATGCAACAAATGTTAATTTTAGTGAATTGACATTTACTGGCAGCACAATAAAGTCTGCTGAAACAATGACGCTTGATCCAGCTACACATGGTAACGAAACAGGCACAGTAGTTATTGAAGGTGATTTAACAGTCAAAGGTACAACTACAACTGTTAATAGTACAACGGTTGAAATTGGCGATAATATTTTAAAGTTAAATAAAGATTACTCAGGTTCATCGCCAAGTGCTGATGCAGGTCTTGAAATCGAAAGAGGAACACAAACAAATGCATTAATTGTTTGGGATGAATCTGAAGATAGATGGTCAGTTGATCCTGGTACTGGAACTTTATCTCCTTTGAATGTAGAAAATGTAGCAATAAATGGCGGTACATTTTAATTAGGTAGTCTTTTATGGCTCAAACAATCAAGATAAAGAACTCTGGTACGAGTGGAAACACGCCTAGCTCTTTAGTTCATGGTGAGTTGGCAATCAACTATGCTGACGGCAAGATTTTCTACAAGAACTCTGGCAACTCTATCGTTGAGTTTTCTACTACTGGTTCTTTCCTACCTCTATCTGGAGGAACGCTCACTGGCACGTTAAATAGTAAAACTATTAATATGCAAAACCATGATATTACTGGTGTTAATAGACTTACATTTAATGATCCTGGAAGTACTGAAGGCATTAAGTGGTCAGGTGGTAATCAGTGGCAGATTTATGAGTCACCTGACGATCAATCAAATAATTCAGGAAATTTGCAGTTTACTTCTGGCTCTGGTGGTGGAACAAGAAGGCTTACATTAACTACTGGCGGTCATTTGAATTTAGTGACTGGCGACCTTCGCATAGGTGG